TTTTTTTTTTCAAGCAGAAGACGGCATACGAGATTGGTCAGTGACTGGAGTTCAGACGTGTGCTCTTCCGATCTGTCTACTAAGCATTCCTCTTAGAGATTATATGCCCCCTACCTATCTATTTCTATCTCTTGCACTCTTTGAGTTGTGACATGAGCTGCAGAGAGCTTGTAGGTTGTCTAAGCTATAGATTAAACCTCCTTTGTTGATAGGTATAATATGATCTATTGTATTAGCAGTTATATATCTATTCTTATCCATACATATCACACACAATGGTTGCCTATGTAGTACTAACTGCCTAACCTTTTGCCATTGCTTACTCTTGTATATCTTAGAGTTAGATCTATCCATGCCTTTGAATGCATTAGCTTTCTGCTCTACATACTTACTCCTAGCCTTTACTGCTAATGTAGTTCTATTGCCTTTAGGTATTGTTGGCATTGCTTATAGCTTCTATTAGTGTGGCTACATCATCATTAGTTATCACACCTAATAGCCTACCCATTACTATAAGGCCTGTTATAATGTACATGATTAGCTTAGGCCAGTTAATAGAGCCTGGCTCATTATACTCATCGTCTTGTATGTTGTAGGATATTTCCTCTAACACTCTACCAAATGGTAAGGCAGGTAATATGCCCTTAAATAGTTGCTTAATAATTAGCTTAAATTTCATTGATCTGTTGTTTAAAATAGTTGTTAATTGTATCTATACACTCATCAAAGCCTTTACATACTACTGCATAATAGCCTCTGTTATTTAAGTCATTTATCCACTTTTTTTGTACTTGACTAGGATAGCATCTTTTATTTAATTTAATCTCTATAAATAAGCCATGATATTTACCTACTGGCTCAGTTATCTGTAAATCTGGAAATCCTGCTACATATCCAGTATTTTTGGCTTTTTTCTTTTGGCTATCGTATTTTTGGTATTGTCCTCCTAAACTAGCACAATATCTGATGCTAGGATATTGGAGCTTAATATAGTCAATTACGGCCTTTTGTAACTGGGCCTCTGTTCTATTGTTTTGCATCCCATCCCATTTCTTTAATTTTTTCAAGCTCTACAATATCATCTATTTTATCATATAAAGCTATGCAGCTGGAGTATAATTTAGATGTTCTATTTCCCATAGGCTCATCAATATTTATTCTCTCTCCTAGAGATCTCCTTTTTTTAAGGCTTTCTTTCCAGGCCTTATTTCCTAGTTCTTTGTATTTAGCTACTTCTTTTTTAGTTAGCTTAATGCTTTTACGTTTCCAGAAATAGTCAAATATTGCTAAAGTACCAAAATCTATTTTAGGCTCTTTTAGTTCTTTTCTTTCCTGTACGTATGGCAATACACAAATTTCTATAAACTCTGCTTCTATTGCAGTTAATTCTATATCTGTAGGTATTGATTTTTTTACTTTTTTACTCATGGTATATTCTTTTATTTTTAGTTGTTTAAATTTATTGTAATTTACTAAAACTTTACCAAATGTAACAGAATCTAGTTTTTGATACATTTCTATCTGCAGTTTACCTGCTACTGCTAATCTAAATGCATGCTTTATTTCATCTGTAGTATAGTTCTGGTAATTACTCAATATAAAGCCATTTAAGACACTTTCTTCTATTTCGTTTAGTTGGTTATCCTTTTTTATATTTAATAGCACATAGAGATAGTTAATCATAGTAGAGATGCTGCTATGCTCCTCTAGTTGTCTTATTTTAGTTTGTTTACTATAAACTAACTCCAAAGGCTCTGCTCTCTGAGAAATCGCTACTTCGTTTTTTTTCATCTTTATACTCTTTTTTTAACCAGCTTAAGAGTGTTAAATATAAGCTGCTATAGTTCTTATTCTTTTTGTAGTTCTTAATCTGTCCTATCATATAATCTATTTGATCCTTTGTATAGGTTTCTAATAGCTTATTAAACTCTGTAGTAGATAAACGCAAATGAGCGAAGCTCATATATATATCATTTACATTTACATTAACATTATCATTAACATTTACATTAGTTAATGGTTTGCTAATTTTTGCTACAGGTTTGCTTTTTTTAGCTTTTTTTTTACCATTTAAATACTTAGAATAGTTAGCATCTAATTGTGGCTTTATTAAGCTAAATAATGCACTACATATGTTGTCTAATTTTACCTGCTCTTGATTCAATGCATAGTTAGCTATTGCATCAAATAGATCAGCTTTTTGTTCCTTTTCAAGGTATTGTGTAGCCTCATAAAATGATCTGTAAAATATAAAGCTATCTCTCATAATAGTGTATTTTCTGTAGATTTAATAATATCCTCGCATAATTCATAGGGAATAATTGACCTAAAATAATTATTAGGTTTTCCCTGTGTACCAGTTGCTGATCCTCTAGGAGCTTTCTCATGGTGGCAATTTTTATTACCATTACAACACTCTGCTCTAGGTTGCCATCCAGTAGGATTAAAAATAGAGTATATATTATTGCTAAATATATCTGTAGGCTTAGCTGATGTATCTCCATATTTGCAATACCAAATAGTAGTTTTAGGTATACCTTTCATAAATGGTTGCTTTCTTAATGTAGCTCTAGGATTTTCTATGTAATAAATACAATTAAAATAAGCTATTATTTTTAACGTATTTCTTACCAGGTTGTCGCTCTTAAATGCAAATTCTGATTTAGGTTTATCTTTAGGCCTATGGTGGCTAATTGCAGCTAATGAATATGTAGTACATGGTGGAGATGCCCATATCATATCTGGTACAAATGGTATAAGATCAGGAGTTAAATTTTCAATATCTATAACTAAATCTATATTGTCAAAATCTTTTACATCTATACTAAATACATTATGGCCTCTACTTTCTGCTACTTTGCCAATACTCCTAGAGCCTGCAAATAATTCTAGTACATTCATTTCTTAGCTTTTTTAGAAGGCTTCTTTTTAGCTTTCTTTTTAGACTCTAATTTATCTACTCCATCTCTGAGCATGTATATTAAATCAGTAATGGCATCATGCAAATCGTCTACTGCCTGTGTATTTTCTTTTAACCATCTAGCATCTATCTCCTTTTCGTATGCCCTGCAGCATGCTATAAGATTATTAAAACGCATCTTTATCCTCTGAGCATGTACTCCCTTTAAACTATATAGCTGCTCATGTAATGATTTAAATGTAGCTAATATTATTAGTAGAGATATTTGCTGTTCTTTATTTAATTTTGTACTTTGCATAGTCTTATCTTTTTGCTTTAATCGGAGCTGCACTCGTTGTGGCTCCTTTTTTTATAAATGTAACTCCATCTATATCTATGGATTTAATCATCTTTTTATCAATCCAGTTATAGATGCATTGAGTAGTAACTTTGTGCATATCTGCATAAGTTTTAACCCTTACTAATTGTTTTAAGTCTTTGCTCATTTTCTTCTTCTATAAATTTAACTGAATCTCTTATATTTTCGCTTTCTCTGTATAACCATTCTGGTATTTCTAGGCAATGCTCATACTCATAATCTCCATCTACCTCTATTAAATTACAATGCTTTTTTGAAAAAAATGCAATACTTTTAAAGCCATCTGATATAGCCCAAGCTTTATCAGTATCACATCTTTTAACTCTAGTAAGCCTATGAATTAATAGCCTTTTATATTCAATAGCCATTAGAAAGGGAGATTATTATTATCTGATGTGTTTCTATAGCCATCGTTACTAACAGGAGCTTTACCCTCCATAACCCATTCTACAAATACTGATGCAGTTTTAATTACTGCTGCTGCATCGTTTTTTTTGACTAATTCTGCTGCAGCTTTTAGGCATACCTGCTTAACTATTAATAGTTCCTTTCTAGGATCTGTAGCTCTAGGTGTAAAACCTCCACCATTACCTCCTGCTGATGGTTTCCATACAGGCTTTATTTTTGGATATTGTGGATTTTTAGTATCTATTGTATAAGATGCCTCCTCTCCTACTTTAAACTTGTTTTGCGTTTCGTTTATAGTGTTAAAATCTCCACTATCTCCATTTGCAAACTCTACAGCAAACTTATAGAATGTTTTACCATTCCAATCAAAGGTTCCGTTTCCTTGTACGCTTTTTACTACACTACTTTTTTCCATTGTATAAATTTTTTGTTGTTACTCTATATGATTCTCCCATAAATAACACCCATGTGTTATCCTCTACAAATCCAGTTCTTACTTTTTTAGCTAGTTTTTTAATATTCTCTTTTTTCTTATTCACTCTGTATAGCTTTAAATAATTAAGCCTCTTTGTTCGCTCTGTGTATGGCATTTATTAAATCTATTTGTTGATTAACTATTTCCTTTTTAACTTTCTCTGCAGCTGCCTGCCTTTTGTTATATAAAGCACCTCTCAGAGCAGGTATCTCCTGCTGCACTTTTTGCCTAGTTCTCCATATACTAACTGGATTAGATAGCTTTTTATCAGCTAATAAACTTAATACATGCTCAGCAGTAGTAGTTTGTAGATTAGGTATCTCTAAGCTCCAAATGTGGCTTATTAAAGCCTGATCATTATCTCTAAATCTAGGATTATTTAAAAGTAATCCCCAAATTAAATCTTTTTGCTTAATTACTTGCATCCTGTACTATTTTTAAAAGTTCGTTATTTAATTGCTGTAACCTATGTAAACTATTTAATTTACCCTCATCTGGCTTTACTAATGATTCAATAAGCTGCTGAGATATTAAATGAGTAATCTCTAGTTTTTGGCTTAAAAGTTTGATTTTAATTTCTTTGTTCATTGTCTTATCTTTTTGTTTAGAGTTGTAAATTTAAAACTATAAACTTAATAACCAAAAAAATATCTAATTATTTTTGATAAGGTAATAAAATAGGCATTCTATCATTTGTAACTACTGCACATGAAATCTTATAAGTTTTTGCAAAATGCTTACTATAAGCCATTGCATAGCTTTTTCGATCTACACCGCATCCAGTCTGCATTCCCCAAACTGATCCGTTATATATAATACTGCTCTCTGTATGTATATGGCCTTGCACTACATTTAATCCATATTGTAAAGCTTTACCTGCTGCAGCATTTCTTCCACTTGTTCCAGTACCATGTACATACAATACATTGTTTATAGTATGGCTTTCTTTAAAATCCCATCCAGGTACACCTAATACCTCGTTATAATCCCTTATCCATCTTTTAGATACTCCACTATCAAAAGCCTTTCTCCTTACTATAGCATCATGATTCCCAATGCATACTTTAGCTATAGGAAACAATGCAGCCCATTTTTGAATTTTATCTATAGCTCTATCTAGTTCCTCTCCTGCACCATATCCATCTGGATCCGAAGCATGAAAACTAGAATAGTGAGAATCAATAATATCTCCTATAAATACTACCTGTTTACATTTATATTTTTTATACGTTTTATAGCAAAATTCTCTATAGCCATCTAAACAAAATGGCTCATGTATATCACCTATTACAAGTATATTACTCATTGCTAATTATTATTAATTCAAAGCCTGCAGGAGCTATCTCTAGGAGTTTCTTTTTAGTATTCCTGCTGCTAGTTATGTCTAGCTCTCCATCCTTATTAATATCTATAAAATCTGCTCCTACTCCAATGCATCCTTTAAGATCTGTATAGTAGTTAGCCTCATGTATTAGGATAAAATCTCTAAGTAATGTATTCTCTACTAAAAAATGATCTCCATACTTTTTACTATTTCTAGGAGATACTTTATATCTACCTGGCAATATGCAGGAGATGTTTCTAGCATTGTTTTTAAATGGCAGCTCTAAAGTAGCACATTCAAACTCTATATCTAAGCCATTAAACATAAATAGCCTGCCTAGAGTTTGTGTACCATTGTCTTTAATCCTTATTAGTACGCCTTTTTTCATTTTTATAAGCTAAATAAAATTTATACAATGTAAATGCAATACCTATTACTAATCCTAATATTCTTAATACTGGCTCAACTTCTGTAAAGCTCAAACCTATAGCTGCTCCGTTCACTAATATGCTTTCTGTAGTATCCTTATCCATTTTAAATCTTTGTTAGCCTTAAACGACCTCCTAATACTTGTGTAGTGCTTCGATCTGCATTAACTAATAGACTAAAATAATCTCCTACATTTATAGTATATGGAGTACCTAAAGCATTTATAGCATTTGTATTAGCAGAAGCTAATAATGTTGTACTTGTATTATTAAATGTACTTTGTCTTAATAGTAATGGCCTAGCTGCATTAGTGTAAACTTCATATGCTAATAATCTATAACCTATAGGCAAATAAGTTGATGCTATACGCATAGGAGCCCTACTATCGTATCCATTCATAGTAGTATCTGATCCATCTCTAGTCTTTACAAAATAGTTTCCTGTATCACTCAGATTAAAATCCTGTGCAGTTAAGAAAAACCATAACTCTCCTGTAATATCGTCTAAGTAACTACGATGGCCTATGTTAGTCCCAAAAAAATGGCTGTTTGTATTAGTAACAAATAGATTATTACTAGCTGCTAAATATGTAAATGCAGATTCTCCTCCAAAATTACCTCCATCGTTAAATTGTACACTATTTGTAGGAGCTGATGGAGTACCTCCTCCTCCTGTACTATTTATAGTAACTACTCCAGTGCCTCCTGCAGGAGATATACTTATATTTGTACCTGCTACAATTTGTGAAACATCTCCAGTAATTACATTAGATACATCGTAGGAGTTTATCAATACTAATGAGCCTACAGGATACTTAGCTAGAGTAGTAAAATTAGCATCTATGTGAGTATCTCCTACTTCGCTTTTATTATAAGTAGTTATTTCTAATGCATTATTACCATAAGGATCTGTAAGCATTAATTTCTGGCCTGTATATACTTTACCTCTTATATATCCTATATCTATAGTAGTTGCAGCAGTAGCTGCAGGTAACTCAGTAGTAACTATACCTATAGTAGAATTATTATAATAATTTTGTGTTATTGCTTTCTCTGGTGTTCTAATATTAGAAGTATTAAAACCTCCTAAAGCAGTTGCTGACAATGGATTAAATGCAGGTACACCTGTAGAGCCAGGATCTATCACAGGTGGAAAATCTGGATAAAACATGTTAGTTTGCACCTCATTTATTCCTATACTAGCTACATCTAATCTATACCATGATCCGGTAAGAGTATCAGTAGCTGCAGTATAAGTTCCTTGTATTAATAAATATTTTTCTACTGCTCCATCTAAATCTGATTTATATTTTATAGGCCTAGTTGGTAATAACAATTTGCTTCTAATACTACCACTTAAAATAGTTGTAGGTTTATTAGAAGCTAGTAAATACTGATTTAATACTAACTGAGTTAAATTTTTAGGTACAGAGCCTGTTTCTACATCAAAACCACCAGTATCTACAAATGAATTAGGAGCTATACTCATCCTAATAGTATGTTGAGTTGAATCCTCTGTATATAAATTACCTAATGGGAATGCTCCTAAATTTTTATCTATATTTTGTGTAGATGGATTTTGTCCTGCTATATATAATGATCCCTCATTATTATCATCCTGTGCCCATAAATTACCCTCAGTTAAAGAAGATAATATAGGAGTTTGTAAAATTTCTATAGTTCGAGATGTAGGATTTTGACTCCAATTTAAACCACTAGATACAGGCATTGAAAATGTATTTAAGCCTTGTATCAATGTAACTATAGGAACATTACCACCAGCATAGCTAATTCCTGGGCCTGGCAATTGCCAATAGTATATTTTACCCTGCATTTTAAATTTTACTTCTCCAGAAGATATTAAAGCTGGTAAATTTAAATTTATACTAACCATTCTAGCATGTGCAGTATCAAATCCAGTAGGATTATCAGAGTCATATTGCGTAATAATAGTTGAAGTTTGTGTCAAAAATTGCCATTGCTGACTATCAGTAATACCCATTCCAGACGCTAAAAAAAACTCTGAGTTTGGATCAGTACTCCACTCCCAACCTAAACTAGTTATTGCTCCCCATGCTCCGTTACTAGATAAGTATCTATTTCCTACCTGTAGCTGGCAGGCTACCACTCCAGTTAAAAAGGAGTTTTGAGATCCATGTGGAGTTACTGAATCTGGCCAAACCTCAGTAATTTTTAAAGATAAATTTAAATTTAATGCAGTTTGACCTGCATTTATAAAACCGATAGTAGTTAGTCCGCTATAACTATTATCTGGATCAAATAAAGCAGTTGTTGTACCTCTGTTGTATGTACCTCTAACTGAATTTAACTCTGGTAGGTTTGAAAATGTAGCACCATTTAAAATATTCCCTGCAGTACTAGATATGTCTAAACTATTATCTATAGTTATAGGACTATAATCATTTCCAGCATTAGTTCTGAGAGATGTAGCTGCAGGTGTTGGATTTTGACTCCACCAAAAATATGGATCATCTAATACTAATGCATTATCCTGTATAAAATGATATGTATTATTAGAATAAATTAAACTCATTCCAAAACTTTTTAATAAACCATTAAACTCTATTAAGTAGTTTTGTATTGTGTTTGGTTGGTTTCCTTGATTATTTACAAATGCATTTCTATTATAAAATAGTATTCTCATTGCATCAGTTGCAGTAGTATAAGGAATAGCAGCTGGCCAAAATTTAAAAAGAGATTTAACGCTAAAGCTTTGTACAGGTAAACTTGTAATATCAAAAGTATCATAAAATACTTTTAATGGATTGTATAGATCAGTAAAATCAGCTGGGCCATTTGTATATAATATATTATTATATTTATTTAATATTCTATTTAATGAGTCAGTTGCATCTACATTAGATGTATAAGGATAAAATTCATTAGTTTTTCTATTAAAAGATGGCTTTACCCATCCTGTATAGTAAATTGTAGTACCTCTATAAATAACTACATAAAATTCCCCTGCTTTATAGTTTAGTATTTCATTTATGCCATCTCTATCTGTTTGATCTTTTACAATAAAACCAAATGTAACTTTAGATTGTTTTATCTGGCTTATCTTTTCATCTCTACCTTTATCATATTTTAATTTAAAGCCATCAGATTTAAGATTAAATTCTATTTCATTACCTGCAGTAAGAGTTTTAGCTCTAATTTCAATTTTCCAATCCTGGCCTAGATCAGAATAAAAAGTAGATTTATAATATAGACTGCTCATTTAAAAATGGTTTCCTGTAGTTGTACCTAAACTAGCTGCACTACCTCCAGTATTAGCTGCTAATTGATTATCAATAGCTAGTATTAAATCTGTTCCACTTACTGAGAAACTTCCTTGTAAATTGCCTCCCATTTTATTATTAGGTATAATAGAGCCTCCATTATTAGGCATAAACATCTCTGGGCCAGATTCTCCTACCATATATGGCTGGCCTGCTACTACTGATCCACCAGATGCTCTACCCGTTAATGATCCAGTTAATAAACCTTTAAATCCTGTAGCACCTCCTGCTGCAGTTTGTGCTGCACCTAGGCCAGGTATCATAGCAAATAATGCTGCTAATATTGCTGCCTGTATAATTAAGCCTGCTATTTGTTTTAATAAATCTAAAAATATTCTACTCATAGATTTAAAAAAGTTCTCTCCAGATGTTATAGCTCCTGCCATAGCTCCTGCAAAATCTTTAGATATAGATAAACCGAATTCTTTGGATGCCTCTGTTAATGTTTGCATCTTTTCTATAAGGCCTCCACCTCCACCACTATCTCCACCAGAGCCACCAGAGCTTCCAGATCCACCAGAGCTTCCCTCAGAACTTCCTCCACCTCCAGAGCTTTCTCCACCTTGGCCACCTAGCAGCTCTGCACCTACACCTGCAGCCTCTCCTATTCCGAACAAAGCCTCTTTAGCAGTTGTAGCAGCATTAGATACTGCTTCTCCAAATGATCCAAACTCAGTAGATACTTCTGGTATCTTCATTTTTAAACCCTCTAGTGAATCAGATACATCATCAAAAAAAGTAATTTTATCCTTACCAAATGCCTCTGCTACAAAGTTGTAACCCTCTATCAATAATGCAAATGGATTATTTTGTACTAGAAATTGTATAAATGATATAACTGCATTTTGTAAAGTAGCAAACACCATAGCTCCTACTTCTTTTAATGCATCTAAGTTATCATAGGCATAAATAAAAGCTGCAGTTAATGCAGCAATAGCTGCTATAATTAATCCTACAGGAGAAAGCATAAAACCTATAGCAGTAGTTAGTACACCTACTATAGTTAGTACTGGGCCTATAGCTGCTAATATACCTGCAAAGGCTATTATAGCTATCTGTAATCCCTCATCTAAACCATTCCAGGCATCTAGCATCCCACTTATACCATCTACTAAAGTATTTAAAATAGGCATTAGCATCCCACCTATAACCTCCATTAGATCCCCAAACTTATTTTGCAGTTGTTTTAAACCTCCTGCACCTGCTTTAGCTGCTGCTTCACTTTGTCCCTCGAATTGTTTTGTTAACGCTGCTGCTGCTGAATCTAATCTTTCCTGGCTTCCTACTGCACCCTCTATTTGAATACCATACCTTGACAAAGCATTAGTACTACTACCTACGGATTTAGCTACTAGATCTGCTGCTGCTGATAAGTTCATACCTTTAGCAGTTGCCATATCTTGTATTAATGGAGTAAGCCTAAGTATTGCCTCCTCCTCTAATCCCATAGATGCTAGCATAGACTGAGCAGCCATAGTTTCCTCATCTCCAAAGATGGTAACCTTTTGTAATTCTTGAGCCTGTGTTTTTAAAGATTTAAAGGCTTTCTCATTACCTTTTAAAGCTGAGTTTAGTTTAGCTTCTGCTTTGGCTTGTGTATCAAATGCCTTTACAGATGCTCCTGCAAATGCTAGTAAAGGAGCAGTAAGCCCCATAGTCATGGCTTTACCAGTCTTTTTAAGTGCTGCACCAGTCTTTTTAAAGCTCTTGGATGCTTTCTGCATCTTTGCCTCAAAGTCTGTTATATCAGCTCCTAATCTTAAATTAACTCCTCTAGCCATTTCTAATCAGTTTAGATCTTTTACTTAAGTACTCTAGCCTCTCCTGGCTCATTTTAGTAGATGTAGATTTAGATGCTTTTTTATCCCATGCAAACGGCCATAGTTTCTCTGGCTTCACTCCTTTACCTCCTTTAGTATGTGGAGCTAATGTAGTTGCTGCATGCATTCTAAACCTTTCCCATTCTGATCTATCTCTTAACTCTTGCAGCTCCTCAAAGCCTTGAAATTTATTATTAAATTCTCTAGGAGTTAAATCATCTAATTCATCTGGGCTTAAATTTAACCATCCAAAAGCTACTCTCTCTAAATGATCGAAATCATTAATAGGATCTCTTTCAATAGTACCTACTTCTTTTTTTTTACCTTAGATGGATTCTTCTTTCCTAGTGAATGCTCAAAGACTGCTAAAACTTTAGTCATAGCATCCTCATCATCATCTAGCATATCTGCAACATCATCTATAGAGAGTTTAAAATCTTTTTGAGTAACTCTAGCACCATCTTTTAAGCCTGCCCATACTAGAGCTAATGCCTGTGTTATAGTCATGTTACTACCTATAGATCCTAACTCTCCTAATGTAATACCTGTAGCATCACTAAAAGCTCTAAGAGCAGCCATCCCATACTTTACAGGATAGTCTTTTCCGTTTATAAATACTGGTGTAGCTTTAGCCATTAAACATCAGTTACTGCTAGCACTCCTGTACCTGTTAATGAAATAGAGTAGGATGCTTGATCCTCAGTACCACCATTTACAGATAAGCTAGTAACATAAGCCTCTCCAGAATAGTAAACATTACTATCTCCTGCAGATCCGTTTGCATGTTGTAACTCTACATATACTGGAGTACGAGCTAAAGCACCATCTCCTGAAGCTTGTGCTATATGATTCCAAAAATCTATATAGCTCTTAGATCCTGCTACTGCTTCATTTTGATATAAAGCCTCTGCTGATACGCTCCATGATCTCTGGCCACCCATAATAGCTTTCCAGCCACCAGAGGATTTATTACTTTGATCTATCTCATCCATAGATAGCTCTAATGAGCATGTAGTAGCGGATGCTACAATTACCTCATTTGTACTATCTGTACCTACCTTAATTATAAGATCTGTACCATTCATTAAACCTGTTGCCATTTTTTTTTATTTTATTGTTTGCAATTTAATTAAAAAATCTATTTAAAGCAATACTCTAGCTTGAAAACTAAGTAGCTTACTATAATACTTTCTCTCTTTGTTGTAGCCCTCCTGCATTCCATCTAAATTAAATCCATTAACTTTAATGGTATTAAATGTACCAGATGCACCTTGTAAATCCTGGCATACTGCATCAGCTAGTATAGTGCATTGTGAATAGTCTAAATGTATAACCTCTATTGATATATCTACCATGTACACAGGAGCAGTTTCTACTCTGAATGATCTCTTTATATTTATAGGTAATATTCCACTAAGCTCATAGAGTACACCTATCTGTGGGTTTCCTTGTGCTAGCATGGGCATAGGTTGAATTTTATTAGCAGCCATGCCATCTAAATTCATTGTACTGCCATTAGTTAAAATATTATATATAGCTTTACCTACTTTTAATCCAGTTGTAGCACTCATACCTTTTTAATCTTTTCTAGTTTCTTTTCTAGCAATGCTAATAGTTGATCTTTCATTGCAGTATATCCTCCACCTTTCCAGCCTTGGAATGCTTGAAAAAACATTTTAGTTCCAGAATAACCTACATTAAACATATCAGATCCTGCCTCTATTAAATGTGCATGAAATCCCTTATACGGACTATAATATCTAGGCCCGACTATTATAAATGGCTTTCCTTTTTTTCCTTTTAATCCTTTTATAATTCCTATAGATTTTTTTAGGTTTCCCTCATCTACTGGAGTTCTGCTTTTTATATCATTAATTAATGGCCTAGCTACTTTCCTCAATACTGCTTTAATATCTGCATCCTTTATAGCCTCTCTACCTAATGCCTTAAGTATTTGATCTACTTGTTTATCTCCTGTTATAGATGTAGTAGGTATTATAGCCATTAGTTTATTGCAGTATGTGCTTTTATTATTACTAGTTGTTGGTTTCCCTGTCCTCTATACTCTACAGATTTAATATAAAATAAATCCCCATCGTATGTAATAGAATCTATACGATCTATTAATTCTGTTATAGATTCATATCTATAAGTAAACTGCACATTTTTAACTAGGTTTAAAACCTCTGCAGACATCTTTTCAGATCCAGGCAACCATTTTATATCTGCAAATCTTTCATAGCTCAAACCACCATCTTCTGCCATATCTCCATAGTCAGTTTGCTGCTGAATATCTGGTACACTTATTTGAGTTTTATATCTTAATCTGCCTGGTTGTATCATTGCCAAATATAATTTTTATACTGATTAATTATATTAAAATATCCCATAGGCATCTCATCAACTTTTAAAAATGATACTGCAGATCTATTATCATAATAATGCTGAATTAGTAAATACATAGCTATTAATAATGGTCTAGTACTATCTGCATTTTGTGGCTCAATTTCATACTTTATACTAATAGCATCTAATCTATCAAATCTATTAAATGTATTTAAAAATTGTACCTTAATTAATCCCATGTGCTGAATAACTATATAATCTGTATCTATAGTTAATGTTTGCTCTACATTATTTATGTCAAAATACTTTACTATAAAATCATTAGAGCCATCCCAATAACCCATATAAGATAATGGTAAAATTAAATTCCCTCCTGTAGTTGGAATAGTTCCCCAATTAGTAAAATACTCTGTAATAGTTTGTAAGCCCATTACCTGGCCTGTATCCTTTAAAATTTTTACTCTAGCTATAGAGATAAGCTCGGATATAAATGTATCATCGTTATTAAAATCTACTCTCAAATAATCTTTAGCCTCAGTTAGGCTAATAGGCTCAGTATCTGTGTAGTTCTCTATTTTTGCATTCCTCATATCCTAGATATAAAAAAAGGGAGCAGGAATAAACCTACTCCCTTTATCATTATTAAATAATCTATTAAGCTACTTCTCCTCTTACTAGAGATGTAGATCCTGCAGTAGTTCTAGCAGCTTTACCATCTACTAGAGATACTATTACAAGTCTTGATAAACCTTTAGCAGCATCAGTATAACGATCAGAAATAATATCTAATCCACCGAATGTAGCTAAATGCACATCTGAGAAATCTCCAAATAAACTGGTTTCTGCAAATGGAGTTCCTGCAATACCTAAGTTTTGAGTTACATAGTATGGATAACCATTTATAGTCTTAGATGCATAGTCTGCATAAGCCTGTACATAATCTACACCAGATTCCTCTTTTAATTTAGCTAATGCTCCTGCATTGAAAATATAGCTAAAGTTACCAGATGCAGGATTAAAGTTCTTTGCAAGAATATTACCCTCTGCTGCAAATAGTTCTTGCTTAGAATGAGATGCACTCATAGTTAATGCATCTGCAGTATGCCAAATAGAGTTAGGGCCATTTGTAGTAGTTGATGCATCTTGTAATAATGCTTTCTCCCATGTAGAAGAAATAGAACGAGCCATGTTTCTCTGTAGAGCTGCTTCTGCTGATGCGTTTTGTGTCATCATCTCAGCACTCATAGAAACTACAGAAATTAGCTTGTTAGGGCTTAATGTAATCTCATCTATAGTACCTGCTGGAGATTGTGCAGATGTACCTGCTTCATCAATAAAGCCAGATGTAATACCACCGATAATAGGGAATTTACGATCTGCAGTAATACCAGAGTAAAAATTAGCTCCTGCTTGTACAAGTACTAAATTGTTTTGTAACTGATCGATAAATGATCCTACCTCAGTAGGTCTAACATTATTTGCTGCTGCAGGTAAATTTTCTGCTGCTCTATGCTCTAATGCTATAGATGGAATACCTACACCTCTGAATAAACGAGTTTTGTTTTCGTTTCTAGCCTCTTGATGCATCTCTCCAACAATGCCATCCATTTGGCCATTATAGGCTGCCTGGCATGCTGCTGTAAAACTAAATCTCTTTAGATCTTTATCAGTCTTTGCTACGTTTTGCGTTTCGAATGTAACTGGCACTACTGGAGTTTTAGTTAGATTCATAGAACGCTCTAAACGATCTACTCTAGCACTCATATCTGTAGCAGTTTTCTCCGCTTCATTCCATGCGTTTTGCTCATCTGTTGATAGGTTTCTATCTTCAGATTCTGCACTATCTATTAAATTCTGCATAGTATTTAATGCAGCATTTTTAGAGTCTTTTAGTTGTTTGATAGTTTTTTTCATTACTTCAATTTTAATAATTTAAATTTTAATTTACTTATTCCTGGATTCTCTTTTTTATTATTTCTAAATAAGTCTAATGATCTTAATCCTACAGATGTATCATTATAGGCTGGCCTTGTAACGATGCTGACATCTACCAGCCTCTTTACCTCCTTAACCTCTCTAACAAAACCTCTCTCTGATTCCTCCCAATTATCTTTATCTACATAAAATCCAAAACTCATCTTTGATATATCGCCTCTCTCCATGAGAGCAATAGTATCCTTTGCAGCTTGTGTATTAGGCATTTTAATCTCTGATACTAATCCTCTCTCATCTACTGAAAGTTTTAAAGTTCCAGAGCTAGTACGCCCAAACACTATATTGTTATCATGATTTAATAAAGCTACTACATCGTTTTGTAGTACTCCATCAAATGCAGATCTGTTAATCGTTTCTTTAAACCCTCCTAAATCCTCAGACAAGCTATCGAATACTGCTGCGTACCCTCTAACGATAACACCCTCTGCAGTATTTTCAGCTCTTAACTCCTGGCATTCAAATTGCCTAACTTCTAAATTATTCTTTAGGTTCTTCTGTTTCATCCTCTTTAATTATTTCTTTTTTAGGATTAGCCTCTTTAGGCTTTACCTCTTTAGGCTTCTGATCCGTTTTAATCATGTTCATTGGAACATAATGCCCATCTCCATCTTTAGCATCATTTAAATTTTCTTTTCTTCTAATCTCATTAGGAGATAATGCACCTACACTAAATAGCTTAGCATAGTAATCCCCTCTGCTCTTAGAATCTCCTCTCATTAATGCATGAGTAGAATGCTCAAAATATCGTTGCCCTTTGAGATTTTCAAAGATTAGTTTTTTGTTTAGTTCCTGCTCTACTTTAACTAAAATAGGAGCTATACAAAACTGCACAAACTCTATACCTTGTGCCTCAATATTACTAAATGTAGCTCTCTCTAAATCTCCTAATAAATGTGGAGGCACTCTCATTAATCTAGCAATCTCTGAGATACTAAATTTTCTAGTAGCTAGGAATTGGGCTTGATCTGGAGCTAATTGGATTGGCTTATAATCCATCCCCTCCTCTAGTACTGCAGTTTTAAATGAGCCATTATAACCACTATGATAAGTAGAATGCCATTGGCCAGATAAGGCCTGCATTGCCTCTGTACCTAGTTGCCCTGGATGCCTTAGTACTCCAGATATTTTACCTCCAGACTCAAAGAAATTTTTACCATAGGTTTGAGCAGCTATACCTAAAGCTATATTATCTGCAGCTATAGTTATCCTAGATATACCATTGTAACCATCTAAAGTCATATCTGGTATATGTATAAAATCGGATGCATCGTAGATAGCACCTCCTCTAATCTCATACGTTACTCTACCATTTTTAATAATTAACTTTACATCGTCTGGATGGATTAAAGTTAATGCTAATGGTAAGCCTCTCTGATCTCTTTCTATATATGCATAAGCATTGCCATAGAGTATCATAGTAGATATAAAGCAATCCCAAAAAACGTATTTAGTTTGCGTTTGGTTTGGCTCTGAATGTATTAAATACTGCAGGCTGCTATCTGTATCTATTTCTCTACCTGCATTAGTTTTTTTATAGTAATTTAATGGTAATTGTGCAATTGTTTCAGCTATAATTCTAACTGCTGCATATACTGCAGTCAATGTTAATGCAGAATCTGGAGTAACTAATACCTGTCTAGGATTTAAATTTAATCCCATTCTATAATCTACATAGTTTCTCTCCTCTGGAGCTTTAGTAGATTTTTTTAGAAAGTCAAAAAATGCCATTAAATATATTTTTTTGCAAATTAATTAATTATTTTGTATAAAGCAATAGTTAAATGGTAAAAAAGCCTTTACCATCTCTAGTATATTTACTCACTACTGGAGCCTCTGAGTACATCTCCTCTCCTACTGCCATACACATAGCCATTATACTATCTATTTTATCTGAGCTTTTTGCTTTGTTTGGCTTAATATTACCTGCAGGATCTGTTTCTAATTGTACATTACTAAATTGCCATCTTATCAATGGATCGTTAAAGTAAATTAAATCATTTGTAAGTACTTTAGCTTCTATTTCCTTTGCTGCAGGAGATAAACTTTTATAACCCATGCCGAATGCAGACATTTTTAAGCCCTCCTCAATGCATTCTATTACTAACTGGCTAGAATTCCACCTATCAAATGCTATGCTTTGTACTTGATATTTTTCGCATACTTCGAATATTTTAGCCTTTACAAAGTTGTAATCCGTTACATTTCCAGGAGTTACCTCTAAATAATCTGCCCAATCCATGTAATTAACTCCATCGTTTCCTCCAGTTCTACCCTCAAATTTATCCTCTGGTATAAACGTCCAATGCTTAAAAATAATTTTTTCTCCAATCCTCCAGCACAAAGATAAGCAAGTTAAATCTCTTACAGATGCTAAATCTAAGCCTCCATAGCAGGGATTCTGCAGTAATATCTCCTCTGATATAGTACCATTACAAGCCACAATATCGGTATCATTTATCCATCTAGTCTCTGAAGTTGTCCATTGATTTAGATGTAATCTCCTAAATATATTCTCATAACTAGGCTGAGATAAGGCCTTTTTTGCCTCTCTCTCCATATATGATCGCTTTAATGATACATCTAAGCCAGGATTAGCTTGTTCCCATGTAGCAGGATCTGATATATCTGCATCTGCATCTGCTTCAAATATTACAGGCAGAAATTGCTCATCTTTTATAATTCCATCCCTTACATCACATGCATAGCTATACATCTTATAGCATGCAGAGTATTTATCAAACCCTGCAGTAGTAATAGCTATGGCTAATGGCTGCTTTCTAGCTCCTGTACTTGTTTCTAACACCTGCCATAGATTTTCTGTACCATCGTCTTTCATTCCATGCAGCTCATCGTATATAAAGCCAGATGCATTAAATCCATGCTTTGTAGATGTTTCCCTAGAAATAGCTTTGTAGAATGAGCCTTGTGAATTATATACAATACTATTTTTAAATATCTCTACATATTTATCTAGTTTAGGATTGTTCTCAATCATTACTCTAGCACACTCAAACACTAATTTAGCCTGCTCTTTATCATTTGCTGCACTATATAGCTCTTTTCCAAACTCATCATCTAAATATAATAGAGTTAAAATAATAGCTGCAGCTAGTGTAGATTTACCATTCTTTCTAGGCAAAAATATAAAGCTAGTTCTAAATTTACGAGATCCATCTGCACACTTCCAACCAAACATAGGCCTTATAATCTGGTCCTTTTGGTATTCCTGTAGTATAAATGGAGTTTTAGCCAGCTCTCCTTTTGTATGTGTTAAATAACCCTCTATAAATTGTACTGCTTTATCTGCGGCCTGATCATCAAAATAATACTCTTTCATAACTTAAATGTGTTATCTATTATTTCTGGAGCTGAGATCCTAGTTCTAGCTGATGGAGTCAATCCAAACTGACAGGCTATTTTTAAAGCTTTGTTTAGGCTATCTGTAGCTATCCTCTGCTCTGGTTTTTGAGTTCTCCTAGTTAATGCTCCATCCTCATTAAAAAACTCATCTACTCTACCATTTAATTTTAAGTAGTTCTCCATCTCAATATAAGTACCCATCTCATTAGCATAAGATGTAACTAGAGCTAAATCTACTAAATGTAGCATTCTTTTACTATGAAGCTCCATGCATACAATATTATACTCATGAGATCCATACTCATTTAATTGAAATGGTGGCTCTGGTATATTAGCCAGGATAGATACTTGCATCTCATTAGGATTTATTCTGCAGGGCTGATCTGTGCCTGCCATTTTTTTTAGTTGCGTAGGTTTTGCTGGTCTGCCTTTGCCCATTATTGTCTTATTTTAAATTTTAGGTATTTCCTCTGGAAAGCTCCAATTTTGCATACACAAAAAGAAAAC